TTTGGGCTCAGTACTACAAAGCTGGAGGCAAGAGTGGGGGGAGCGAAGCTGAGAAGTGGAGGCGGATAGCCCTCGGAGCTCGGGGGCAGCTCAACATCCGCATCCACATGCCTAAGCGCCAATTCATCGGAGAGAGTAAGGAGCTTAGTGATAAGATCAGCGATGAGATCATCAAGGCGATCAATAAGGTAAGCAACAACGCACTAAAATAAAGGCTATGGAGTATTTGATTTTACCGATCATCCGGCACGTATCGGGCGGCATGCCTGAGCTGATGGTCGTGGACGAGGACTATGGACAACTGGAGGTTATCGATGACGAGGGCAAGCAGATGTATCCGCTTACCTACCCAGCGGTACTCATCGACTTGGAGAAAGTAGATTGGAGCGACATCAGCGGAGGTAGTCAGCTAGGAGAGGCTCGCATCAAGGCTCGGCTCATCATTGACTGCTATGAGGACACCCACATAGGCAGTGACACCGAGCTGTTCATTCGACAGCGGGAGGAGCTCCGAGGGCGTCTGCATCGCCTCCTACAGGGCTTTCGCCCCTCGGGGGAGGCAGGATCGGGCTTGAAAAGGGAGGAGAGTCGGTTTTACACCTTCAATCATGGCATTAAGGTGTACCAAGAGGTTTATACGTGTCGGGTGTCGGAGCTCGTCACTCCCCAAATAGTTCACCCGAGCACTCCGATTGCCCTCTCCCTTGAGATGTCTTCCATCGGGAGACCCTGAAGCCTGTAAACTCCTTCTTTGCCTCCTTGGGCTCATCCTCCTCTCGGATGCAAGTCCTCAGGACGTCCAGCACCGTGAACTCGGAGATGTAGTACTTCTCCGAGAGCTGCGTGATGGCCGCCGAGTATCGTAGCTTCTTGACATCCATAAGGTGTCGGTAGTCCCTATAGAGGTCACGGTTGCGTCGCTCGATGAGTTCTTTGCTTCGTCCTTTGGGCATGAGGGTGATTATGGGGAGCTTTCTCACTGCAAAGATACCACCGATATAGGGCTTCGACCAAGCGATAGGGGGCACACGACGGTCGTCGTGTGCCCCCTATCTATTGATTATACCTGGTTAGTAGTCGGGGTGAGCTCTCAGGAGACGCATCGCCTCATACCAACCATCGAAGCCTCCGAGGTTCTTATCGTCGATGTAGACATCAGCGTAGACCTTCATCCCTCCATCTCCGTAGAGGGCGAGGTTGTCTTGGTTGTGATCGTTCACACGATCGAAGGGAATGCCCTCCTCCAGGAGCCAGTTCACCGCCTCGAGGAGCCTATCGCCCGTTCGGCATGTCCAGATGATGAGGTAGTGCCCTCGCTCTCGGAGCTCCTCGAGGCTCTTCCTTGCCCCTGGCATCGGCTCGCCGATTTCGGGATAGGCATTACGGCAAAGTGTGCCGTCAAAGTCCACTGCTATGATCATTGCTCCTCGGGTGCTATATAGCGATAGACATCGAGGATGTCGAGCTCGGCGATGCCGACGATCTCATAGCTGGTACGCCCTTCGTCGAGGTAGTCTGCGAGCTTCGCTACCGCCTCCTTCAGGGTGTCTGCCTGCACGACCATAGCGGTGTTTACCGACCGCTCTTGACCCGTCGCCTGATTGATTTCGATGAAGCCCACTCGTGCTCGGTAGTACTTACCGTTCCCCCGCTCGTCCAGTAGGAGCTCCGAGAGGCGCATTGGGCGGATGTTGGCCACCTCGAGCGCCCCGAAGGACACCAGCGGTGTCACCTCCTTGATCACACGCTCCTCCGCCTCGGTGAAGCTCAGAGCATCCACAAGGTAGCTCTCGGAGACCTTGTGCAGTCCCATATTGTCTGCCTGCCTCTCATAGGAGACCGTGCATAGATACCATTTATCCATCTGTCTGTTTCGTTATTCGTTAATACCTAGGTGCATCTTCAGCGCCTCGTGGTAGAGTTTGAGTGCCGTACGAAATGCATCTCCCCTGGTCTTCTCTATGGTGACTGGTACCCGATTGACACACACTTTCCACCCAATGCCATGGGGGTAGTTGTGTATTAGCATCTCGATCATTGGCGGCTCTGCCTTGTAGCGCCTCAGTAGGACACCCATGTAATACTCACTAGAGTCGTTGTCGAACGTCCAGGGGAGCTCCAGGGAGTCGATGAGCTCGGCGAGTTCTTGCTTGTCCACCATAGCTACACCTCCACCATAGATAGAGGGATGGTCACCCACTTGCCCTCCTCATTCTTCTCCTCGACTCGGATGAAGACCTTCGTCCATTCAGAGAGGAAGGCTTCCTTGATGATGGAGACCCCTCGGGCGAAGCGCTCGTCACTCACTAGATCGACGTACTTGTCGAGCTGGATGACGTTCTCTGCCTGCAGGTGCCCTTGACCATCTCGAGAGAGTAGGTCTAGGATGATACGCACGAGCTTCTTCGATTGCTCCGTGTCAGCAAGATCGGCAAGGCTCTCCTCGATGAGGATGATGCCTGAATTAGCCGTCACGTCATAGGCGACCTTCTTGTAGCGACCGATGGTGATACGCCTATTCCCCTCTCGGTTCCTGAAGGTGTGCTGTCCTTGATCTTTGCCTCCCATGATAGCGACCTTCATGTCCAGCAGGGCTCGGAAGCTGTCCATCACTGTGATCTTCGTATCCTTCAGGAGGGAGTACGCCTCCTTGAGCCTCCCAAAGACCTCGTCTACGGCTTCTTCGCTGAGCGATCGGAAGTCTTCCCGCTCGGCCTTTGCTCGCACCTCAGCCTCTCGCTTGGCCTCGGCTTCCTTGAGTCGCTGGTACTCGGCTAATTGCTCCTCGGTGATTGTCACCGCCTTTACTTCTTGTTCCATATCATTTCATTATTCTGACACTTTCCTCGCTCGCACTTCTGTAGCGAGAGTCTAGTCGTTGCTTTACCGCCTCTATTTTCCACCCGAGGGCGGTGTATCGGGTACGCTCGGCATCGGTCGCCGTATCGGCTCGTATCCGCTTGAGGAGCTCTTGCCTCTCGATCTCATAGCGCTCGATGTCCGCTTTGTAGCAGCGAGCCAAGCCGTAGGGCATCGTCCTATCTGTCTTCATCTCTTTTCTAGTTGGGTAGTTGTCCTTGTGTGATCGTCTGAGCGAGTTCGCAGGTTTGATCGTGCAGCACCTTCTCTCTCTCCTTCCCTCGTATGCTGAGGAGCTTCCTCCTCAGGGTCTGGAGCTCGGAGAGGGTGAGCCGATTAAAGCGCTTACCTGCTATCTTGGGCGATTGGCAGAAGCGATCTACGACCTCCCAGTTGGTAGTGTCAATGCCATAGAGTTGCATCTGCCTCAGCACCGCCGAGCGTGCCCTACGCTTGGCGTCCAAGTCTTCCACTTGGCTTCGAAGCTCTCGTATCATCGTGTTGTACTCGAGGGTCGTCATCTCCCTCAGCGAGGAAGTCCGCCCACCCGTCCACTGTAGCACGAGGCTCTCTTTGTCCATCCCTGGCATCTGCTTGAGCAAAGCATACAGGGCTGCGTAGTTGCGTACTGCCATAGTCGTGTTAGTTGCCTTGCCCTTCGACTTGCTCGATGAGCTCCTTGTGCAGACTTTCCTCTTGCTTCTGGTGCAGCGAGAGCTCTTCCCTGAGGCGCTTGCCCTCCTCCCTGAGGTGGTTACCCTCCTCCCTGAGGCGCTCAAGCTCTCTATTCGCCTTAGAGAGCTCCACCCGAAGCTCCATATTACGCTCGACCTTCTCGCCAAGCTGATTGTAGAGGTCTATCCTCTGCCTGAGGAGAGCTTCATGGGCTCGATGGTAATATCTGATGATGAGACGCTCACAGAGGAATAGCGTGACAAGCGCGCTCGCAACACTGATCATTAGGTAGTTCATATTAGCTTTCGTTCTTAGTTGGTTGTTCGTTATTCAGTTATTTCTGCTTCGTTTTCCCGCTCGGCGACACCCCAATACTTCACTTCGGCTTCCGCCCAAATGCTGTAGTGTTGTCCCGCCTCGGGGATGTATCGCCCCTTACAGATGGCTCGGTAGCCCTGCACGAGGATCTTCATGTCGGCATCGTACTGCACCTTGGCAGCCGTTGCCCCCTTGGGGCGGTCGCCGTCGGCGTGGCTGATGAAGATTAAGAGCTTCTTAGGGTGTGCCTCCTTCAGGCGCTTGTACTCCGAGTAGTTCAGTCCTGAGTACTGGAGACTATCGATGATGACAAAGTCGGGGCTTCGTTGCTTCCCGAGGCGGGCACTCAGCTCTTCCATCGGCTCTCGGTCGAGGATGAGGAAGCGACCCGCCTCCTCATCCATCCGACACCGCTGCATATTTTGCTGGAAGGAGAGGGAGAGCGACTCCTCGAGGGAGTTGTAGGCGACCCGCCCATACTTGCAGAGCTCTTTAGCCAGCTGCATCGCAAAGGAGCTCTTACCGTTGGCACTTTGCCCCCAGATGATCCATACTCCCGTCCTGCCAGGCTCGCCGAAGGCATCCCTCCAGCGCCCCTCGAAGGGGATAGCGGGGACTTTCTTTGCCAGCACCTCGCTGGCTGAGTACGCCCTTCTTGCCATCGCTTACGCCCCGACCTGTAGTTTGAGCTTCTCGATCTCGGTGTAGACCTTGCGGAGTCCGCCCGACTTACGGGCAAGGCTCACAGCATCTACCCCCTCGGGGGCATTTAGTTTCGCCACCTCCACGGCTTGCTTCAGGAGGAAGCTCTTACGCTCCTCTCCATCCTGAGGGGTCACCTTGCGATAGGTGTCGCCGAAGCGAGAGAAGAGCTCCGTATATCCGACCTTACAGCAGTCGATGCTACGCTCGATCTTCGCCCGAAGACCATCAGCCCCCATCATGTACCACCCACAGCTTCGCTCGGTGGCATTCCACAGCGCCTTCAGCTCGAGGAAGGCTTCGTACTGCAGATCGCCCGCTTCGTCGAGGATGATCAGTGGGCTATCCAGCCCCTTGAGGTAGTACACGAGGTCGGCATAGACCTCCTCGTAGCGTCCCTTCGCCTCCAGCCCGAAGCCTATAGCGATGGAGCGGACAAGGCGTACCTTCGTCTTCACCTGGCTACAGTCGATGTAGACGACGTGCTTATGCGTACGGGCATAGTGACGGGCGCTGAAGGTCTTCCCGATGTTCGGGATGTCACAGAGGAGAGCGCTGAGGCTTCGCTCCTGGCAGGCTTCCAGCTGACTCGTGATGTAAGAGTAGGTGTCTGTCTGAGCGACCTTCCACTCGATCTCCCCCCTGAGGGGGACATTCAGACGGCGGGCAAGGCTAAGCCACGCTGAGTCGCTGAGCTGCTTGTCTAGCTTGCCCTTTTTGATAGCGCTGTAGACGCTTGGGGCGATGCCAAGGGCGGTAGCGTGCTTGCTATCGCTTGGGTAGTTGGCTCGATCGGCGAGTATCGCCTCCAGCGTGCGAGCCTTGAGTTCGTTCTTTATTTCCATGCTTGTCGTACTATTTTCTTTGCCCATGGGGAGAAGTTCGCCTCCTCATAGTAGATTTCTCCTTTGTCGCTCTTTTTGGCTCGCCCGAAGGCGCCATTTCTTCGTAGTCGCTTAGCTCGTTCTTCGCCGAGCACCTGCCTGAGGTCGTCCCACATATAGCAGGTCAGGAATTCCACGGTGAGTTTCATCGCTTTTGGGGGATAAATGAATTCGCCTCTAGTGCTTGTAGTGCGATTTTGGAGAAGCGATCCTCATGGAAGACGAGCATGTATCCACTTCCTTGGGGATGGTGATCTGCCTCCCCGAATTCCTTGTTGCGCTCGAGCTCGTTGTACTTGTCTACTCCGAGTATGGAGATCAGGCCTTCCTTTGTGTAGATGACTCGACTGACTTGCTTCTTCTCTTTCTTCTTCATTTCATTTGTATTTAATTGGTGTTTGAATGTCATTCTATAGATCTGCCATCGCCCTCGTACGGGCATCGTCAGAGCTGATGGTGAGGTATTCTTCGTCAAGCAGCTCGCCATCTTCATCTCGGCGGAGTGTGACGACCTCGACGGGGCTCAGCTCAGTGAGCGCCTTGTGGGTCTCCTCCTTCAGGAGGCGAGCTTTGCCTGGCAGGCGCTCTGCGATATGAGCGTCGTAGGCTTTCACCCGCTGTAGTTGCTGGTGCAGGAGGTGGCGATCCTCATCCGTTTGCTCCGCCTTCGCCTCATTGACTCGGCAGATCTCCTCGGCGGTCTCGATGTAACGTCCACCCTCGTAGATGTGTACCTCGCCCATTTCGCCCTCGACTTGCTCCCACCAATAGGCATCTACCTTGCCGTCTCGGCTCTTCAGCTTACCCACCCCCTCGGGGGAGAGAGCGAAGCTCCGATAGTTGGCTTTGATGTGCCCTCGGCGCACCGATGTAGAGCGATGCTCGCCGATGAGGGTAGCTAGCTTGTGGGTGTCTATTGCTGCCAGCTGGGGGTTAACGGACTCCATCAGCACCTCCCAGCGGGTACGTCCGCCCCAATAGGCAGTATTGCTATGTGGAGAGTGGTTGTACTCGTAGATCAAGCCCTCGTAAAAGGCTACAGCATCCTCATACGCCCACACCTTAGCCTTGAAGCGGTCGTTGTGCTCGTCGAAGCTCTTCTCCTCGTTCGTCTGATTGGCATCCAAGCGGGCATAGTGTCGCCCCGTGTTCGGGATGTATTCCTTCTCCGTCTGATACTTAAAGAGGCGGTTCATGTGCTCTGCACCCTTCGCCTGAGAGTTACCAGGAGCGAGGAAGTAGGGCTCGGGGAATAGTGCCCCTGGACGCATAATCGACTCCTTGAAGTCCGATACCAGGTGTTGCTCTACCTCCGCCTCATAAGGGCAAGGGAGGTTGTTCGCAAGGAGCGTCCTGAAGGTCGAGCGGAGGCATCCGATGAAGATGTCGTGGCGCTTCTTCCCGCTGAAACTGTACCCGATAATCGCTTGGCTTGCCAGGTCGTAGGCGATGTAGATTTTGAGGCTTACGATCTCGCTGATCCCTTGCTCTCTCCAATTGACCTTTAGCTTGAGGTCACGGTCGTCGAGGGAGATCTTAGATAGGGACATCGTTGGGCGCTTACGCAGCACAAAGGGCTGGTTCTTGCCTCTCCATGTCTGATAGTCGTCGTGCACCTTCCCTCGCAGGGCTTTAGCCTCAGGGGTACTGAGGTAGTTCGCCACCGTCGTCTCGCTTAGGCTCTTATACTTGCTGGGATCGTACAGCTCTCCCGTCTCGGGATTGTACACCGTTAGCAGCCCCTCGACGAAGTTGTTGTAGCGCTCGGCTACAGTACTATTGTATGGGCGGGTATCGTCGTTATCTAAGGCAAGTAGTAGGTAGAGCGTGTCTCTGTCTACCTTCCTCGTTTGTTGGTTGCCGAACTTCTTACTGATGAGGCTCTCGTAGCCATGCTCGTCGAACTCTCTTAGTGCCTTGCGGAAGCGAGGGGCGCTCTGAGGGAGCGTGTGCCCGACCTCCTGCTTGTAGTAGCTGATAGCGCTTGCTAGTTGCTCCCAGCGGACGACCTTACTCCCGCCCATCACCCGCTTTAGCAGGCGGATGTCTGCTTGCAGGCTCTTGACAGCCATGAGCACCGAGGCATTTGCCGTGTACTCCTCTGCCAGCTGAGCGATACGCTCCAGGGAGAGGGAGAGGTTCAGCTCCCTCAGGCGCTTGGGGTAGTACTCCATCGCCCCTCTATCTCGGTGGTAGTGCTCGCTGAACCACTTCTTTATCGTTGCCACATGCACGGCATCAGTGCCAAGTCGCCTATCTACCTTGTCTCGCAGTGCTACTGGGAGGCTATTGTAGTCAATGAGAGCTGTATTGCCCTTGCCCTTACCTTGACGGACTACATTGATGTGCCCTCTGATAAGGAGTTTCTTATAATTGGCATAGGAAACTACAGGCGCCAAGCACTCGGACTGATCCTCGGAAGTCCGCCTATCCTCGATGAGGTCGGAGAGCTCTATCACCGTTGCTTTTCCGTAGTGCTGGAGCATACCTTAGTTATTATTTAAGGATGTCGCCTTAGCTTGTATCTCGGCGAGCATACCAATCGTAACACCTTGATACTCCTCTATCACCTTACCGCCCTTCAGTAGCTGAGCCTCACTTGTCGTCTTGTCAATGATTAGGACGACGTCGCCTGGGAAGATTTGTGTCATCTTCCCGTCAGCGTCATGGATCGTCTCGCACTCGGGGGCGGTACAGTAGGCTACCCCTCCCTGAGCTACAGCTAGTTCTCGAGCTCGTCGGGAGACCTCCCCGTCTCGTTGATAGCGCAAGGCATACGATAGACATCCGTGGGTGATACCAAGTGTCTGGATGATGTCCTTGCGAACTTCAGGCGTCACCTCGATGTAGCGATGGAAAGACCTCTTAGTCATATTCATTGTCTCTTTATATTTTCTCGTTACCTTTATACTCGTGTTAAGTTTTAACGACAATACAAAGTAAGAAAGAAATTTCCGCACATGCAAGCGTTTGAAGAGGAAATATCCGCACCCATAAAAGGAAGAGTTTATAACTACCTAAGGGATAATGGAATACAGCTTATCGATTTTTGCGAGAAAATCGGAATATCCCCCTCTGCATTCAGAGGAAAGGATAGGAAAAGTGAGTTTGGTGGAGCGGTTATATCCCGCATAGTAGCGGAAATTCCCGCTATTCCTCTCCGATGGCTAATAACAGGTGATAGGAATGATAGCCCTTCGGTGCATATCGCAGGTGGCACGAATGCAGTTGCACATGGCGGAAGCTCAATCACCTATAATAATGGCTATACAGAAGCAGGAGGATACCCCTCTATTGATAGCTCAGCGGTTATTGCACTCCTACAAAAGATTATAGAAACGCAAAACGAACAGTTAGCAAAGAAAGACGAGCAAATTGATGGTCTGATCAAGGCTATACAAAGGTAACAGTCGGGGCAACAATATCTTACGAGTGAAAAAACATTGTATTACCCCCTACAACTCGATCCATTTACCCCACTTTTGCCGAGGTTTTTATGTATTACCCCCCTAAACTCAACGTGGAAATTTACGTGTTTTGTCCCCCTAAGTGTCCCCCTAAACTTCGCTCTTTTGTCCCCCTAAACAGTCCCCCTAATTGTCCCCCTAACAGCCAACACCCCTCTTTTACCCTCCCGAGAGCAAGTTGGCTGTAGGTGCGAGGAGAGGGGACAATACAGCATAGGCGACTACAGCACACCCAACGTGCTATAGTCGCCTATTTCAGCTCCTTGCGCCCCCTCCTGGGAGCCTCTATGTACTCATCTAACCTGCGATCCCCCGATGTAACATGCAGCGCCTCCTACAGCCCCTCAGAGCCCCCGAATGTAACGTCAATGTAACGTCAATGTAACGCTTCGTTTTTCGGGCGTCCGAGCGTTCGACCTTCATCAACTTCCGCACGTTCAGCGATTTATGGGGTGTGGACCATATGTGTTATTCTGTACGCTTCGTTATACCCCCCTTACATGAGGTCGGACTCGAAGTTGCGCTCAGCCATCCCCGTCACACTGACGTTCTTCTTGGTCTGAGAGCGGAAGCCCTTTAGGCCACTCGCTAGGAAGGCGACGGAGGCGAGGAAGATTAGGGAGACGAATACGATCGTCCCATAGAGGAGATTCTTGTTATTCATCCTTGTAGTCTTTTAGTTGTTGGGTAAGTTATGTGGGTGAGTAGTTGCAAATATACAACTTTATTTAGCGTGATTATACAGAAGGGTGTATCTTTGTGGGCGAATAGAGTCCCACGATAGAATGAGTCTATGGATTTCAGACTGACAGAGCAGTTTACAAATATCAGCTATCTCATCATCCTCGTTATCGGTCTGCTGACGCTCCTCGTGCGTGGGCTAGCCCCGGGCTTCAGTTCACTGATCTGGCTAAGCATCAAGTATCGCCATACGGGGACTATCCGCTCTCAGGTGGCACGAGTCATCCCTGTATGGCTCTACCAGTTCCTCATCTATCTACTGGAGAGCCTCGGCGGGGGCTTCATCTTCTATCGTATCCTCGTCCTCATGGGGCGTCTACCGATCACGGGCTACGAGACGACACTCCTCTGGATCGGGCTCTT